TCAATGGGTATCAATTCCATCCCTTCCACTCCATTGAACGAACCCAAATAGTTAATCATCCGCTCCACCTTCCTCACTCGGTCGTTGACATAGGTGGCCTTGAATAGTTCGTATGCCTCCACCAGTTCTTGCCTGCCTCCCAGTTGGCCCTCGGTCTTCACTCCAAAGAGCATCGGGTTCACGACACGGTGCGAAATAAAGATTTCGGACTGGATGGCCTTGTTCAAAATCTCAAACTGCTTGTCCATGTCGCTCGGCGTGAGCGGTTCAAGCGTCGGGGCCTTGCTGACATCATCGTTAAAGGTCACCACAAAGCGACCCGCATTGTCGGTCCCGCTGAACTTGCGCTTGATTTGCCGTTCAATGTCACCCTGTTCTTCGGGTGTCGGGATGCCGTTGTTGAAGTTTATTAAGTACCCACCCCAAAAGTTATTCCGCAGGTTGTTGTTGTGAAAGTTGGATACCTGCACATCCGCTTCAATCCATGCCAACCCCCCCATGTATTCGGGGAGCGGATAGGACTTCACGCCAGCGGCATAGACCCTGTAATAGAACAACTGCTTGCCGATGCGGTTGTCTGCATCAAAGGCGGGGATTTTCTCTACATCCCCGATTTTGGGGTAGAGTTGGACCATTGCGTCGTCGTACCAATCGGCAACCTGGAACATCCGCTCGTCCTTGTCCACACGGATTTTTTCAAAGGGAATGTGCTCCATCTTCGCAATGGTTCCCATTTTGTTCCATGTAACCGCAACCGCAAACCCGTTGAATAGTTCCAAGTCAAGGACGAGTTTCTCGGTGATGTCGTTGAGGTCGTCATGCTCGCTCAACCCGTCAAAAAACTTGGCGTAGCGGGCCTGCTGCTCAACCGTCATCTTCTCCCCAGGTTGCCAGCCTCCGCCCACGATGTAGTTAACCTTCCCGTTCACAATAGCGTTGTGCTTGCTGCTTCGGCGGTAGTTGTCCAGCAGATAGTAGGGGTACTCGTTGAACGCCCCGTAGGTGATGTACTTGCCCGCTTTGTTTTCAAGCATCACGGGGACTTTGTGTTCAATCCCAAGCCATTGGGTGAACGATTGCTTTATGCTGCTCATAGGGTATGGACGGTGAAGTTGAGGGCCGAAATCGTGATAGCACCACCATCGCTTATAGCGTTGACCAAGATGGTAAATTCGTCGTTGACGGTACCTTGCAAGACGGCTTCAATCGTCACCGAGTGACCATCACTATGCGTGGTCGTAATGTCGGTCATTGACTGGTTTATGGCGTTGCCGTTCTTGGCGATGTAAATCTTGATTTGGTTGCCGTTGCCCTGCGAGAATACCATACTTGCCGATACGCGCAAAGCCGCATTGGTTGTACCTGTGTAGGTGATGGAGGTCGTGGTCCGTGAAAAGTTGTAGGTCGTCAGCAGACCCGACTTCATCGCAGAGGTCAGTTTTACCGCACTCCCTTGGGTTGGGGTGAATGCGGTGTCCGTGTCAAGGTACAGGTTCGCAACGCCCCGCTCTCGGTCCAATGTGGCGGTGTCTGCGAGGTCGTCAAATAGTCCACCCACACGGACGGCGGTGTTTGCTCCTGCGGTGGTTTCGTTGGTGATAGTCAGGGCCGAAGCCTGGCCTGCAACTGACTGCGAGTTTGTACGCTCATTGGAATGTTTGGTCAAAGGTTGAATCAAAGATGCTGACGGCACTTGCGCCGTAGACATTGTACTGGATGGTATTGGCGAAGGTGTTAAAGGTGAGCGAAACTACCTGTACATACGCCAAGCCCGTTTCAACCACCGCAACGGATGCTGCAACCGTGCTACTGGTATCGTAAACCTCATACTTATACGAGCCTGTTTCAACCGCCCCCACGGCAAGCGAAAATTTGTCATAGCGGTTGGTGTAGTTGGAAAGGTTGTCGGATTTCAGCAGGGTAAAGTCGGTCGTGGCGTTCTTGGCAATGTTGGTCAAGCGCAGGATGTAACGGTCCCCCGATGAGGCCCGCTGCGTCCAAGTGACGACGATCGTGTTCGTGGTGTTGGGGGATAGGTAAATCACTCTATTCCCAAATGTAGGATGCGCCCGAATTTCACAATTTGCGCCCGATACTTCGGTAGAGTTCGGCCCTCCGTTCGGCGGTCTTTCTGATGTCAAAGCGTTCCCGTACATCTTTGGACAACTGCATGGCAAGGGAGCGAGCGTAGTCGGGTTCGTTCACAAACTTGCGGACCGCCTTGTACCAAGCGTCTTTCTTCCCGTAGGGGATGAGCAGACCGTTGTGGCCGTGGGTAATTATGTCGGTGTAGGGGATGGTTTCGGATGCGATGATAGCCTTGCCCATCCAGCCCGCTTCCACGACCTTCAGTTCGCTTTTGAGGCGGTTGAACTTAGTATCACGCAGCGGTGCAATCGTGGCGTTGATGAAGTTGTAGCCCCCGACATAGGAGTAGATGTCAGCCGCTTGGATGCGTCCGTAATTCTTATTCAAGCCACGGCAGGAGAGCATCCGTTCGTAATCGTCATAGACGGGGTTGCCGTCGTTCCACCCGCCGAGATAGATTTTGTATCTTCCATCCAGCGACTTGTCATGGGCAAGCAGGGAAAACGAATGCTCCACCAAGGCGATGTCCTCTTGGTGCTGCGCCCCTCCAAACCAGCCGATTTTAAACAGGTGCGGTTCGGGTTCTGCGTTAGTGTCGGGGAGGTACTGCTGGTAGGCTTCGTAGGGTTCGTTGGGTAGGATGGTGACGGCCTTATTGAGCAGGCGAATCTTCTGCGCCAAGTGTTCGGTCGTGGTGGTCACATGGTCGGCCAAGCGGATATGCTCACGAATCTGCTCGTCAAGTTTGGTGTCCAGGTAATGCCGATACATGATGTGTCCCGATTCCAGCACCCAGTAGTCGTCAAGGTCCAATATCACCTTCGCCCCAAACGCCGTTAGAGCCTCGTAAACCTTCCGAATTTGTTCCAAGGTACCTTGGCACCAAAGACGATTAAATAGCCACACATCAACGGTCTTTAGGTCCTCATCCTTGACATTGGCGATGTTGTCCACGCA